GTATCTCCAGGCGTTAAGGTTAGAGAAGTTGACCTTACGGTTGGTAGAATTGACTCCATAAGTGATCAGACAGGTGCAATAGTAGGCCCCTTTGAAAGAGGCCCAGTACTAGAACCTTTGCTTATTGAGAATGAGCAAGATTTGATTGATCTTTTTGGAAAACCATCACTTAATGATAGACATTATGAATATTGGTACACTGCATCAAACTATCTACAGTATGGTGGTGTATTAAGAGTCGTTAGAGCAGATGGTGCAAGTTTAAATAACGCAAACGTTGGAGGTATGCCTTCAACACATCCAACAGGTATTGGATCAACTTCAAATCTTAAAATCAAGTCTTTCCAAGATTATCAAAATAATTACGAAGACGCTGTTACATACAGATTAGCTGCAAGAAACCCAGGCAGTTATGCAAACGGATTAAAAGTTGCATATATTGATGGTGCTGCAGATCAACAACTTCATGTTACACCTCATGTAGTAGCAAATGTTAGTGTTGGTATGGGTGTTACACAACCCATCAGTGGAACAATTGTTGGCCCAGGCACAACATCAACCGCAGACGGATATATTCAAGGTATTGTTACTGGTGTTGGTGCAAGTACAGTTGATGTTAAGGTTGTAAATCGTGTATCTGCTGCTGGAACAATTTTCCCAGTAAGTTACACAGAGGACGGAATCTTTGCATTCACAACAGGAACAAAAACAAGTAACACATTACCTGGCCCTGGCGTTCTATTCTCAGATAGCAATTCAACTATTGCAAACCCTGATGCTGGTATTTCAACCTGTGCAACAGTCTTCCAAGTTGATGACTGGTATGATAACCAGTTTATTCAATTAAAGAACGGTGCATTAAAATGGGCAGAGGTCGCTGAGAAACCAGGCACAAGTGGATATGCTGCTGCAAGACAAAGTTCTAATGATGAACTTCACATTGTAGTTATCGATGATACTGGAAAAATATCTGGTGCTCAAGGTGCAATTCTTGAAAAGTTTGCATTCTTATCAAAGGCAGATGATGCGAAGAACTCCTTTGGAGATGCAATTTACTATAAAGATAAGGTTTCTGAACAGTCAAATAACATCTTTATTGGAATTGCAACTGGAAACGGAGACATCGCATCAGGATTTACCACTGCATTTACACCATCAAGTGCTGCTCAAAACACTTGGAGTCAGGATGCACAAGACATTGACTTCAACTTTGTAGGTAACAAACTCTATGAGTTACAAGGTGGTAAAGATTACTCTGGTGTAAGTACAGAGGGTGGTTTTGCAACATCTCTTGGAAACATAATCGGTGGTTATGAAATCTTCGAGAATGAGGCAGAATACGCAGTTAACTTCTTACTTCAAGGCCCTGGCATCACAGGTAGTCAAGCAGAATCACAAGCAAAAGCAAATAAATTAATTGCGATTGCAGAACAGAGAAAAGATTGTTTAGCAGTTATCTCTCCAAACAGAGAGACCGTTGTTAATGTAACAAGTGCAAAGACACAAACAACTAACGTTGTTCAGTTCTATGATCCAATTACATCATCATCTTTCGCAGTCTTTGATTCTGGTTATAAGTATCAGTTCGATAGATTTAACAATAAATTCCAGTTTATGCCATTAAATGGTGATATTGCTGGACTGATGGCAAGAACATCTGAGGAACAGTTCCCTTGGTTCTCACCCGCTGGCCCTCAAAGGGGAAACATACTTAACACAGTTAAGTTAGCATACAATCCAAATAAAGTTCAGAGAGATACTTTATATGTGAAGAGAATCAATCCAGTAATCTTCTCACCTGGCGGTGGATTCCTCCTATTTGGTGATAAGACTGGACTTGCATTTGCTTCTGCATTCGATAGAATTAACGTTCGTCGTTTATTCTTGAACCTAGAGGCAAGAATTGAAATTGCTGCAAGAACACAATTATTTGAGTTCAATGACCCAGTAACAAGAGCAAACTTCCGTAATATCGTTGAACCATTCCTTCGTGGGGTTCAGTCTAAGAGAGGTATTACTGATTTCCTTGTCATCTGTGATGAGTCAAATAACACACCTGATGTTATTGATGCGAATGAATTCAAGGCAGATATCTTTATCAAGCCTGCTCGTTCTATTAACTTCATCGGTCTTACATTCGTTGCGACAAGAACAGGCGTTAGCTTCTCTGAAGTCGCTGGTCGAGTTTAATTAAAGTCCTACTAAATAACAAAAGGAGTTAAAAGAGAAAAATGGCATTAGGAGAAAGTTTCCAAAATAGAAGTATCACCAACTTTCGAGACAGGTTAGTTGGTGGTGGTGCTAGACCCAATATGTTTGAGGTCAACATCACACTTCCAGAACAAATAGCACCAAATGGTGATATCAGCCAAGATATGAGATTTTTGGTAAAAGCAGCTGAGATACCAGCTGCTAATATCGGAAATATTCCTGTTCCTTTTAGAGGTCGTGTTCTACCTGTTGCAGGGGATCGCACATTTGATCCTTGGACAGTAACTGTTATCAATGATGCACAATTTAACATCAGAGATGCAATGGAACAGTGGAGTAATTTAATTAATGACTTGCAGTTTGATGTTGGTGACATAAACCCTGCTGATTATCAAACAAAAGCAGAAGTTTTTCAATTATCAAGACAATCTCAAGGATCTGGTGGACAATCAGCTGGAAAGGGTGGAGAGATTATTCAAACTTTAAGAACATATAATTTTGAAGGAATCTATCCAAACGCAGTAAGTTCCATACCTTTAGATTATGGTGCAACAGATCAGATTGAAGAATTCCAAGTTACATTCAACTACCTATTCTGGACAACAGACTTACCTGGCTTACCTAAAGGTGTTGAGTCTGTATCAGCAGGCAACTAGTTGATTTATATCATAGTTTAGGATATAATATAAATACCAATAAAGGTATAATTATACAATGGCACAACTTTTTGGTTTCTCGATTGATGATTCGTATAAGAAACCAGCACCATCAGTAGTCTCGCCTGTCCCCAAAAATAATGAGGACGGTGCAGACTACTATTTGGCTTCTGGGTTCTATGGGCAATATCTTGATGTAGAGGGCGTATTTAAAACAGAATATGATCTAATTCGTAGATATCGTGAGATGTCACTTCATCCCGAAGTTGATTCTGCGATAGAAGATATATTGTGTGAAGCAATAGTTGCAGATCAAAATGATTCACCAATTCAAATTGATCTAGACAATTTAAAAGTCGGAGACAAAGTTAAAGATATTATTCGTAATGAGTTCCAATACATCAAAGAGATGTTGGATTTTGATAAAAAAGCACATGAAATATTTCGTAATTGGTATGTAGATGGAAGAATATATTATCATAAAGTCATAGATTTAGAAAAACCAGAAGAAGGAATTAAAGAACTTAGATATATTGATGCACTAAAAATCAAATATGTAAGAGAACAAAAGAAAAAAGGTGGTGCAAACGCAATTCAATATACGCCAGGCAATAATCCAGGCGCTAGTAATGATCCATTAAATGCAGATTTTGAAGGATTATCAGAATATTTTATATACACTCCTCATTCATATCAGAAAAATCAATACGGTTCAGTTGCAGTTACAGGTCAACAGAAGGATGCTGTTAAGTTTGCAAAAGATGCTATTGCATATTGCACATCAGGATTAGTTGACCGTAATAAACAAACTGTTCTTTCATATCTACAAAAATCAATCAAGGCACTTAATCAACTTCGCATGATTGAGGATAGTCTTGTAATTTATAGATTATCAAGAGCTCCAGAAAGAAGAATATTTTATATTGATGTTGGTAATTTACCAAAGGCAAAGGCGGAACAATATCTTCGTGAAGTCATGGCTAGATATCGTAACAAATTAACTTACGATGCAAACACTGGTGAGATTCGTGATGATAAGAAATACATGTCAATGATGGAAGATTTCTGGCTACCAAGAAGAGAAGGTGGTCGTGGAACTGAAATATCTACATTGCCTGGCGGACAAAACTTAGGAGAACTTACAGATGTAGAGTATTTCCAAAAGAAACTTTATCGTTCTTTGAATGTTCCTGAGTCTCGCATGGCAGATAATAGTGGTTTTAGTTTAGGTCGTTCATCAGAGATACTAAGAGATGAACTTAAATTTACTAAGTTTGTTGGAAGAATGAGAAAAAGATTTAGTAATCTTTTTCATGATATACTCAAGACACAATTGATTCTTAAGAATGTAATAACTCCCGAAGAATGGGAAACAATGAGTGATCATATTCAGTATGATTTCTTATATGATAATCATTTTGCAGAACTTAAAGAAGCAGAATTGATGCAAGAAAGACTTGGACTCTTAGCAACTGCTGATCCTTACATTGGAAAATATTATTCCGTAGATTATATACGTCGTAAGATTTTACGTCAAACTGATACAGAATTAGTAGAACAAGATAAACTTATAAAAGCAGAAAAAGCCGCTGGTATTATTTTACCAACGGAACAAGAGATGATGTTAGCCGCTGCAGCGGAACAATCAACAAAGGGAAATCTTGGAAAACCAGCTACTGAACCAGATCTTGACGAAACAAGTATCGAGGCTCCAGAATCTCCCAAAGGTGGCGAGATATAAATAAAACATAGGTATAGGATTTTTATCTCATGGATGAATTAATGAACTTGATGATTGCGGATGAATCTCCATCTGAAATTAGTGATTCAATAAAAAATCAATTGATGCAAAAGGCTGCTGCAAGAGTAGATTCTCTTAAACCAGTAGTTTCAAATGCGATGTTGGGTTATGAAGTTGAATCTGAGGAAGATGTAGAAACAGAAACAGTCGGTGAACTTGATAATGAAGAAGAAACCGAAGAGGAAGATTAAATGGCACATCAACCAGTAGGCGATTCACAAACGATTACTACGTCTGCGACATCAGCGATGGTTCAATTTACGGTTCAATCTGATACACTCAGAGTTGTTCCAACAGGTAATAATGTTCATGTAGCAATCGGCACAACGGCAGTTGCTACTACATCTGATTATTTTGTTCCAGCTGGAACTTCTGCTACTTTGAACTTAGGTAGAGCTAGTTCAATGGGAATAGCAGATATTACGAAAGGAGCCGCAACAGTTATTACACTATCAGAGGGAATGGGTAATCCATTTAAAGTTGATGATGTGATAACTATTTCTGGTGTGACTGGTGTAACAGGATTTAATACAACTGCAAAGGTTGTTTCAATTCAAGAAGCTAGAACAATCGGTTATGCACAATTTGGTGCAAAATTAACAGTTGATCATGATAGTCGAGTTCTTAACTCTGATAATGCAGTGACAACTGCAGCAGAAGCAAGAAGAACCTTGACCGTTGCTGCAAGAACTGATACTGGATCAGGTAAATTATATGTTCAACAAGTTCAAATATCAGGAGCACAATAATGAAACTCATTAGAGAAGAAATAGAACAGGTTGAAGTTATTGTTGAAAATCGCAACGGTAAGAAGAACTTGTTCATTGAAGGTGTATTCCTTCAAGGTGAAATAAAAAATCGTAATGGTAGAATGTATCCAATGCAAACTCTTGCTCGTGAAGTTGGAAGATATAACGAAAACTTTGTTGAGAAAGGTAGAGCTCTTGGAGAATTGGGTCATCCAGATGGCCCGACTGTCAATCTTGACAGAGTTTCTCATAAAATTGTATCCCTTAGAGAAAGTGGAAATAATTTTATAGGAAAAGCAAAGATTCTTGGTACTCCAATGGGTCAAATCGCATCTAATTTATTAGGTGAGGGTGTTAAACTTGGTGTTTCATCAAGAGGTATAGGATCTTTAAACAAGACTAACGAAGGATACAGTGTGGTAGGAGAAGATTTTACTCTTGCTACTGCTGCTGATATCGTTGCAGATCCTTCAGCTCCAGATGCTTTCGTAGATGGTATTATGGAAGGAAAGGATTGGGTATGGGATGGTGGCATACTTCGTGAGAGGCTTGCAACTAAAACATACAAACAGATCAACACTCTAGTTGATCAGAAAAAACTAGACGAAAAGAAATTAAGCGTCTTTGAAGATTTCTTAGCAAATCTTTAAATATATAAATAAAAACAGATTATACAAAGGTAATTCGGAGAGTTCAAATGTCCCGTGGGAAAAATTTACAAGAAATGGAGAACGCCGTAACCAAAGGTGCAGCACCCGCTGAGCCCATGCAATCCATGGCAGGCGTGAGCTATGAAGACCTCGGTGGCCCAACTCCAGAAAACAATAGACCAGATGACGATTCTAATAAATTAAAGGATCCAGCTGGCGAAGGTGCATACGCAGCAAATCTAAAATCAGTAAAAGGTGTTATGGCTAAATCAGAAGCTCCTAAAGCTCCAAAAATGGAAGAAACAGAAACTGAAGAGGAAGTAGTTGCAGAAGACCAAACTTCAGAAGAGGAAGTAGTTGCAGAAGAAGAGGAAGTTGCAGAACTTCCCGAAATCACTGATGAAGTAGACATCGATGACGATGTTAATGCACTTCTCGGTGGTCAGGAACTCTCCGAAGAGTTTAGAGAGAAAGCTAAGACAATTTTCGAGGCTGCTCTAAA